CGAATTACACTAAAGATAACAAAAAACCGTTGAGAATCAAGGTTTTCCTCGATCCTCAACGGTTTTCTGTTTGGCGGAGAAGGAGGGATTTGAACTATCACTTTTTCGTTGAAAATCAAAGGTTTTTTACGCCATTGACTAAAATTTGACTATCATTCCTTTTCTGGGGTTTCAAACTCATAATTTGCCCCTAGTAGTTTTTTGTTCACCTTCCTGGAATGTACCTCTCGGATGTGTGTATAAATATCCTTGGTAGTGGATTCTTGGGCGTGTCCCAATAATTTTTGTGCATCTTTTGTTCTGATGTCCTCTTCGTACAACAGGGTAGCGTATGCGTGGCGGATAGGATGCGGAGTGCAGGTTACGCCGGATTCGCGCTTATATTTTGCCCAGCATCCTTCAAAAACCCCCTCTGTCATCAACTTTCCGTATTTGTCCGGGAAAATCAATCCCTTGCTCTTCTGGGTGATGATTTTATCTTCCAGGGCTTTCAACAGGGGTAAGGGGCGGATTCCGTTCTCGGTTTTGGGGGCCTTTATTTTTTTTACGCCCAGGGCAGACACGCGGGATTTAGTAACGTGAATCAATTTTTCTTTGAAATCCACATCCTCCCAGCGCAGGGCGAGTAGTTCACCACGCCGCAATCCTGTGTACAGCGTCCAATATGCGAACATCCCGAATGTGCATTCTGTCGAATGGATCACTCGCTTTATATCATCGTCGCTGGCTATCTGCCGTTTCTTTTTTGGTAGGCCTGCCGGTATCTCTATCTCCCGACAAGCGTTGATCCTTGTGTATCCGTGCGCCACGGCGTACTTGCAAATCATGTTGATAACAGAACGCTGTGTGCTAGCTGTTTTCCGCGCTGGATGCTGTTCGGCAACATAGCGCATTAAAAATGCGTTGATGTCCACGGGTTCAATTTCGGTTATCTGCCTATCGCCTAGAGCCTCGATAGCTCGGCGGATGGGGGCATAGTACGATTTCTTTGTGTTGATTTCCAGCCCTTCAACGTAGTTCTCCTGCCATTCTTCGGCGATAGCGCCAAATGTCCGGGCTTGTTCCTGTTCCTGTTCGTACTGGTTAATCTTTTCCAGCACTTCCCGTTTTGTCCTGCCATAGAAAAATTTGGTTTTCTTTTGGCCGTTTACAACAATGGGCAAGTTTTCCTGCCACCTTCCGTCTACGCGTTTGTACATTGAATTTTCCTCCTGTGTGTGCTACACTAGCAGGGACTGGCAGCGTAGCAGCGTTGTCTAGTCGGGTTTATAGGGGGAGCCGCCTGCACTCGAATTTTGGGCGGCTCCCTTCTTTTTGTTCAATATGTCCATGCTCCACCCTTGCATTGGTACAGCGTCCCTGCTATACTGATACCGATGCAACGCGGAGAAGTTAAAATGTTGCAGTTTTCTCCTAGCCGTGGGGGCTAGGTGCAAGAAAGCCGTCTGGGAATTCAGGGTCCCGGACGGCTTCTCTTTTTAGCTTAATTGTGCAGGATCAAATTCCTGTGTTGCTTTGTCAGCGCCGCCAAGGAAAACGCTCAATTCAAATTCTACCTTAGATGTTGTGTTGGGTAATTCGTAGGCAAGCTGAAAATCTTGGGTGGTTCCAGGGCGAATGTCCTTCCATTGTGCATCCCCGTCATAAACACCATCCCGATCTTCGACAGCAGCGTTTTCTAACTGTACGCCGTCCTGGAACGCCTGCCCCATCAAAGCTGCCAGCGCGGATGTGGTTTCTTCGCTGTTGTTCGTCCAGGTGCAATCAACGATGATAGCATCGTTTCCTTCTATGTCTTTCGCGAGAGAAGCGCCCTTGATGGAGAAATCATAGCTATCAGTGGAAATGCTTGCAGTATCTTTGGGCGTTTCTTTGTCCTTGGCAGTGTCAGCGGCCTGGGTGGTATTCTCTGCGTTGTTTTCGTTGGTATCAGTTGTCGTACCAGCATCACCACCGCCGCAGGCGCACAATGTCAGGGCCAGGGCAGAGCCAAACAGAATAGCGGCTATACGTTTTTTCATTGGGCACCATCCACTTTCTCTAGGGTGGCGGTAACGGTGCTACCGTCCACAGTCACGTCATAAGTGATCTTGCCGTCCTGGTAGGTGAATGTCTTGGTTTCGTCCGGGGATGCCATGAGCGCGGTGCTAGTCTGCTCTGTGTCGTTCTGGGAATCCCAGGTATAAGGTTCATCTGCCGTGGTGGGTGCGGTGTAGGTACCAGCCCAGTACAACATAGAATCACCATCTACCACCCAGTCGACCGTGATAGAATCATTGGTGATGGTGGCTTTCTGGCTCACCTCATCGGACAGTTTGGCTTCCCATTCGCCCACCAAACTAGGCGGGGTTGCCTGCTTGGAATCTGCTGCCGGTGCATCCGTCGTGCTGCCACTGCTCCCACAGGCGCACAAGGACAGCATCAACAGGGTACCGGTCAGGCCTGCTAAGACTCTTTTATTCATTTTTACCTCCAAATATATTTATTGCCGCCCTCCGGCGGCATTGGGAACTCAGTACCTCACCCAACCCAGTCCGCCGTTGAATATGTCGATCAACAGGAACACAATAGCCCCGAATAGGGTAGCCAAAAGCGCAACGGAAAATATACGCTTCTGCTTTCGTTCGTATTCCAGGTGCTTCAACAGCCCTGCAATGCGCTGCTTATAAGCTTCCTCTAGGTGGTTCTGTGATTCCTCTAACTTGGCCAGGGTGGTATTACTTCTCATGGCGCGTTCGTCCTGCACCGCTTTCTCCGCCCTCAACATGTGCATGATTGCATCTGCAATGTCCGGCGGCGGTTCGGATTGCCCATTGATATAACGGCTCACCATACTCTCGGAACTGTTACATGTAGCGGCAATCTCCCTTAGTGTTACTCTTGTTTCTTCCTTCAACTCCTTTGCTGTCTTGGCAAATTTTCCACCATCATCACCCACGTTTCTACATCTCCGTTCATTGCAAGGGGGATGCAAAATGTTGAAAGGCCCCTTGCGTAGTTTGCAATGGATATTCCACACCTTCCATGTTATGGTAATCCAAGGAAAATTGGGAAAGGGACGAGCGGGGAAGGGGTTTCGCAAACCAACCCGCGCCCCACGTTTACACCAGAACACAATCGGGTATAATGGAGGAAAAGGGATGGATCGCTTACTGTTGCTGGGGAAGATTCAGGCCATTATAAACAGCCTGACAGACAGAGAGCTGCGGATGTTATACAACCGCCTACTCACCGCGAAAAATGGGAGGATAACATGACTACAACCTACGGAAACAACGACCGATTGACGGAAATCATCAACCAGTGCCAAGAGCCGCGCAGGGTGTTAGCCCTGCTTGCCCTTATTGTTAAACCATGCTTGAATCAGAACGACAACACTAGAGAGGAAGTCCAGATCAGCGTCGGTGATGTGTTCACCCGGCTTGGTGATACCCAGGCCGACTAACACGGCCTCGACTTCTTCCTTCGTTACAAGGTCCTTCTGTCTCGCAGATTGCGGGGCGGGAGGATCTTTTTTCTTTTCTTTTAGTGTATCCGTTCTTGCGCTTTCTATGTCCAAATCTAGGGCATCAAACACTTTCAACATCACCTGGATGCTTGCACCATCTATACCTCTCCGCAAAACAGAATTTATAGTAGACGGCGATATATTCAGCGAAACTGCGAAAGCGTTAATACTCTTGTATTTGGTCAAAATAATCGCTTTTAACTGCTCCTCTTTAGTCATTTTCGGTTTCCTCCTGTACTTGTATAGTACAATACCACACCCGGAATGTCAAGTAAAAAATCGGTGCAATTGCGCAAAAATTTTACTAAAAGGGGTTGACTTTGTACGCAATTGCGCGTATACTAAGACCATAGTAAACGCAATTGCACACAAAACGGAGGTGAGTAAATGCTTTGGAATCTAAAAAGCGAGATGAAGCGCCACGGCGTGCGTCGAGCTGACATTCAGCATTTGATCGGTTGCAGTTCCAAGACGGTAGACAATAAGATTGCCGGGACCAATGCCTTTAGCATCGGAGACGCTTTCAAAATCAGGGATACATTTTTCCCTAGCCTCCGCCTTGAGTATCTGTTCACCGATGAGGAAACGAAAGATAGCTGAAAGGAGGTGATACCATGGCAGAGAGTTTCGAGTGGGAGTTTACCCCGGACCAAAAGGACATTGACGCCTGCAAAGGCGCGGTGATGCCTTGCACCAGCGGTTACACCTACCCCAAGGAAAGCACGGCTATCTGGTACGGGAAGCGCTGGATGAAGGAGACGGGGAGAACCGGAACGGTGAAAGCTATTCCAGCTCACCAGAAAACGAGTTCCTACATCCTGGACTACTAACAAGGAAAGGGGGAAAGAAGATGGAGAAAGCAACATTTCACGACCATCTGACCCGTCTCCGGGAACTGTTTCCTGAGCGGGAGACGATCACGGTGGCAGAAGCCGCCCGGCTGGTAGGGTGTAAGCCCCAGACCTTGCGGGAGAGCCGCGATTTCCCGATGAAGCCCGTTGGACGGGCGAAGCGGTACCATGTAGTACCAATCATAAACTTGGCCCGTTGGATGGCCTGTTGAAAGGCGGGTGTAGGAAACGCGAAGGAAATATGTGCTGACCGATGAGGTTAAACGAATCGGCGATAAAAAGCTGTATCGCATTCGTGCTGCGGTATCGTTTGGGGACGTAAAGGAATGGGACAAAGGGGGATTTGTTCAGTCCACCGAGAACTTGTCCCATGCAGGAATGTGCTGGATATACGACGGCGCGTGCGTGTTTGATTATGCGCGTGTTTCCGATGATGCTATCGTCTGCGAAAACGCCTGGGTATACGAACGGGCGAAAATCAAGGAGCGTGCCTGGGTTGGCGGAAACGCCGAGGTCTACGGTTTTGCCACGATAACGGGCGAGGCATGGATTGGAGACGATGCCGTTGTATCTGGCAGGCAAACAATAACAGAATGAAAGGGGAACAGTAATGACTACTGTACAGCAAATCAAAACCCGCAACACCGAGCGGGAATGGGCTGATATCGAGGCCCTGGTACGGGCTATCAGCCCCACGCTGGAGAAGAACGCCAAGCGTCGGCGTGACGAGGAAGTCCGCAAGGCGCGGGAAGCCCGGCGGAAGCGTATCCGCAACCGGCGCAAGGCGAACATCAACGCCGCCCTGCATAACGCCGGTATCCCGCTGCGGTTGGTGTGAACGCCATGAAAGACGAGTTCACAGTGCCCGCTCAGAGGCCGTGGAAGGATGCCAAAACGGGTGGTGCTGAACGCCGCGGGCCATATCGCAAGGGTGAAAACCCGGAGATGGTTGAAATTTGCCTGAAATGCCCACGCGAGACGTGCAGGCCGAATGGCTGCAAGTATTTGCGGAATCCACGGGAAAAATTCCCTATTCCGCCCCACTTTGCCGTCCGGCTTCGGGCTGGGTGGTCAAAAGCTAAACTGGCCCGGCAGTACGGCGTCACAGTCTACCGGGTGCGGAAATGGGCTGAAAAGCTTGGGAAATGAAAATGCCGCCCACAGGGGCCGAAACCCTGCAAGCGGCAAAGGAAAGAAAAAACTATGGATAGAATACCAGAAAGGACGGGATTTGTCAAATGGAAAACGGAAGCGCTCTGTTTCCTATGGAAATCAACATTCCGGTGACGATGGACGAAATCAAGATTTTCACAGCCGCCGACTTTGATGATTTCTTTGCTTGGGTAGAAAACAACCATGAGTATGTGCTGCACCGCTACCTGATGGAACGGCTGGACGCCCTGAAAGGGTATATCCGCGAAGGAGGACTGACAAATGACCCTGTATGAGATCGACGCTGCAATCCTGACGGCTATCGCCCACGGCACCGACCCGGAGACCGGGGAGATCAACAATCTCGATGAGTTGATGAGCCTGCAAATGGAGCGGGATCAGAAGATCGAGAACATCGCCTGCTTAGTGAAGAATTTGAAAGACGATGTTCGCGGCCTGAAAGCAGAGGCCCAGGCCCTCACCGAGCGCCGCCGGGTGGCGGAGAACAAGGTTGCACGGCTGGAAGCTGTGCTTGATGAGGCTCTGGATGGGCAGAAGTTCCAGACGCCCCGCTGTGTGGTGTCCTTCCGCAACAGCAAGGCAGTTGAGGTAGATGACGAAGACGCCCTTATCAACTGGGCCTGTTTGAATGGGCAGGAGGACAATTTTGTCCGCTACAAATCGCCTGAGATCAACAAGGCCAATCTGTTGCGGTACCTGAAAGAGGAACACCCGCTGGACCCGCCTGGTGTTCGACTGGTGGAGCGGCGTAGTCTGGGGGTGAAATGATGGACAACATGGAACTGTACAACGCATTGCGCGAGGTACCAGGAAACGCCCAGAAACATATCGGCGGCGGCCGGTTGAAGGGTATGACGGACATCAATCCCATGTGGCGCATTCAGGCGTTGACGGAACAGTTTGGCCCCTGTGGTATCGGTTGGAGATACGAGATCACCAACAAAACGTTACAGCCTGGAGCCAACGGCGAGATTGCTGCATTCGTTGATATTATGCTGTACTACGTTGCTAAGGACACCGGCGAGATTAGCGCCGGAGTTCCTGGAACTGGTGGCTCAATGTTCGTCACCAAGGAAAAGAATGGCATGTACACCAGCGACGAGTGCTTCAAAATGGCGCTTACTGATGCTATCAGTGTAGCAGCAAAAGCTTTGGGTGTTGGGGCGGATGTTTACTGGCAAGCTGGCCGGACGAAGTACAACAACCCGGAACCGGCAGAACAAACCACTCTGCCAAAATGTGAACAGTGCGGTAGTGATATTATCGCCACGTTCTCCAAAAAAGGGCAACTCCTCAGCCCTAATTTCCTGGCTGACTACAGCCGGAAAAAATTCGGGCGGTGCCTGTGTTCCGATTGCATGAAACATGCAGAACAACAGGATGAAAGCGCCGGATGAGAACGCCAACAGAGGTGCTGCAAGGCCGTATCGTTGATTACGATGAACGAACGGCAGAGCTGGTTATTCGGGTGCCCTACCGCGATTGGGAGTTAATGACTAAGCGGCAGTACAAGAAGTGCTTGGTGCAGCCCATTGATAGCAGACCACTATCTGACAGGCAACGTAAAGCCTGTTACGCCCTCCTTGGTGAAATTGCTGACTACACCGGGGAGGGCAAGGATATGACAAAAGAGCGCATGAAGCTAAAGTATCTTCTGGAAGATACGGAAGATATTGGCAATCAGATATTCAGCCTAAGCAACGCTCCAATGTCCTTGGTTTGCGGGTTTCAGCGTTTCCTAGTGCGATTCATCGTTGATTGGGACATTCCGACACGATTCCCGCTGTTGGATATGGTAGACGATGTAGGGGATTACCTGTATAGCTGCCTAGCACACAAAAAATGCTGCATCACCGGCAGGCCAGCCCAACTCCACCACATCGACCGGGTGGGCGCTGGGCGAGACAGGACGGACATCGTGCATGAGGGGATGGAGGTTTTACCTCTGTCCCCGGAGATGCACCAGTTGGCCCACACTATGCCAGATAGCGAATTTTTTGGGAGGTACCACCTGCCGGGCGGTATCATCCTGGATAAAACGCTCTGCAAGGTCTGGCACCTGAAAAGGAGGAAAGACAATGGAAAACCTGCTGTTGACCAAGAAAGAAGCGGCTGATTGCCTGAGAATCAGCGTTGCAACGCTTGATTGCATTCGGAAGCGCGGGTTGGTCACACCTATTAAGAACGGCGCTAGAGTGTATTACACCCCCGCCGAACTGCGCCGCCTTCTGGAAAAGAAGGAAATTCCGACGATTCTTCGGTATGACGAAGTTGTGCCGTACAGACTGTAACGAAAGGAAGATACCATCATGGTAAATCATGTGATTTTGCAGGGCCGTTTAGTGGCCCAGCCAGAGCTTCGACACACCCAGAGCGGCGTTGCCGTTGCATCGTTCCGGGTGGCCTGGAGCCGCAAGTACAAAGAAACGGAAACCAAGCTGTTCCTAAACTGTGTGGCTTGGAGAGGCACCGCCGAGATGCTCTGCAAGTATTTCGGCAAGGGACAGGAAATCATCGTAGAGGGCGAGCTGAACACTCGCGGCTACACCGACCGGGACGGGAATGATCGGCAGGTGACAGAGTTGATTGTGTCGCAGGCTCATTTCTGTGGGCCGAAGGGTGGCGGGAACAATCAACCGAGCGGGAACTATACTGAACCGGAGTTCAGTGACCTCACGGGAGATGATGGAGAGCTGCCCTTCTGATAGGGCGGCTCTAGGAGTAGGAGGCAAACGATGGAAGAAAGATCGACTTTCCAATTTTTTCGTTCCTTTTATGATGCGGCGCGAAAAATCCCCGACAAGGAAATGCAGGCAGACTTTTTATTGGCTATCTGCGAATACGCATTGAACGGGAACCCCCCGGAAGAAACCGGCATCATCGGCGCTTTGTTTGAACTGGTGAAGCCTAATCTGGATACCAGTCGCAAGCGGGCACAAGCTGGACGCGTTGGCGGCGAAGCAAAGCGAAGCAACACGGAAGCAAATGCAAAGCAAGACGAAGCAAAGTCTAGCAAAGCGCAAAACCCCGTAAGCGATGGGGAAGGGGAAGAAGAAGGGGATGTAGATGTAGATGGGGATGTAGAAGAAAAGAAAAGGGAAAAAGAAAATGCGGCATCCGCCAAGACGTTGCCGCCCTCCCCTCCCAGACCTCAAATCCCCTATGATTCCATCCGGGATGCATACAACGAAATCTGCGCGTCGTTTCCCCGCTGTACGGCTATCAACGAAAGTCGGAAAAAGGCGATTCGGGCCAGGTTCAACGCTGGGTATACGCTGGATGATTTTCGACAGTTGTTCCACAAGGCCGAAAACAGCAGTTTCCTCCGGGGGCGGAATGACCGCAACTGGTCGGCAACGTTCGATTGGCTGGTGAAGGATTCCAACATGGCAAAGGTGTTAGAGGGAAATTACGACGATTCCGGGGCTAGATCTGGCCCTGCTCCTAAGCAGCCGAAACGGCAGAGTTGGGCAGACCTGGCCCGGCAGATGGACGAAGAGGAGGGAGTATCATGACTAGGCAAGAAACCGGCATCATCATGGATATCCTGACCACGGCCTACCCGACTTTCTACAACGGCAGAAACGCTCCTGATATGCGGATGACAGTAAATCTTTGGGCGGAAATGTTCGCAGAGGACGATGTGAAGATCGTTGCGGCGGCTGTGAAAGCCTTGATTGCGACGGATGACAAGGGTTTCCCGCCACATATCGGGGCTGTGAAGGGCCGGATTCGGCAAATCAGCAACCCGGATGAAATGACCGAGCAGGAAGCGTGGGCGCTGATTTCCAAAGCGCTGCGTGATGGATATTATAACGCAGAAGCGGAATTCGCCAAACTGCCGCCGCTGGTGCAGGACGTTGTACACGATCCCAGGCAGTTGCGGGAATGGTCGATGATGGACGAATCGACCGTGCAATCTGTCGTTGCATCCAATGTTCAGCGCAGTTTTCGGGCAAAGGCCCAGAGTAGGCGAGATTTTGAAGCTCTTCCCAAGGACGTGCAGGTGTTGGCAAAAACATTTGCCGCCGCTCTGCCACAGATGCCGGAAGAACCAAAACCGGCGGCATTGCCGCCCAGGGTGCGGACGGTGGAGGATATCAAGGCCGACATGGAGAAAACCAAAGCTATCCTGATGCAGCAGGCCGGGACGAAAAAGAAGCCTGCCGCCTACACGCCGCCTACGCCGGTAGACTGGGAACGGCAGAGGCAGGAAGCGTTGCGGCGATTCCGGGAGGTGGCGCAGTGAACGAAGCTAGACGGGTGGCTTTTTTTACCATCCCCTACCCGGAAACCAAGCGGGGTATGACGGCGTGGAATAAACGGTTTAGCCTGAACGCCTACTATTCCGGGAAAAACTACCACCAGCGGAAACGTGATGCTGACGATATCCATCTGCTGACTAGCATAGCTCTAAAACGGGCTAGAGTGCGGAAGGACCTGGTAAAAACGCCCGTGCAGGTGATTTTCTACTGGGACGATGGGCTTGATGTAGATAATCACGCAGTCCTGGGGAAGATGATCGTCGATGCACTGAAAGGCTGGATTTTACCGAACGATAACCGCCGCTGGTACAGGAAGGTATCACACGAATTTTGGGAACGCCGGGAAATCGGCGTGGAGGTCGTGGAGTGGGAGAAGTAACCATTTCCGTGACCCCGCGAAAAAGGAGGAAAACCAATGATCGAAATCAAGAAAAACAGTACACTTAAAACGACGTGGGCAGAGCTGAAAGACGATATAGAGGCCGCTTCCAACCCGCTGAATGTCGGCGATGAAATCGACATTATGCTGAAAACTGGCGAAAAAGTCATGCTGGTCTGTGAACTGGTGAAAGATGGACACGCGACATTTTTTACCAAGGACCTGCTGGAAGACACCCATGTCATGGATGATGGATGGATCACCGGCTGGAAGAAACGCCCGGGTACCATGGACGGGTACCTAGAGAAATTGTTCCGACTGTTGCCGGATGATTTGCAGGCTGCAATTTGCGGTGAAAAGCTGCGACTTCTGCGAGAAAGGGAAGTTTTCGGGGAGAACCGCTACGGGAAACCGGAGAACTGCGAACAACTGCCGAGATACCAGGAGCCGGAAAACCGCGTAAAACGGCTGAGTGGTGTGCCGTTTCCGTATTGGTTGGCGTCCCCGGATGCAAGCGACACCACGGGCTTTTGCATTGTGGACGGCGACGGCAGCAGCTACTACGCCGGCGCCAGCTTCGGCGTGTGCTTCGGCTTTGATATTTAATTTGGAATCTAACAATCGCGGGGCCTTGTGCCCCGCATAGGAGGAAAACAAATGAAGGAATTGAACCAATACGGTATTCTGTCTGGGAATGAAATCCGACAGCGCATGTGCAAAGGGGATATCATCATCCATCCGTACAACGATCAGCAGCTTGGCCCAAATAGCTACAATCTGCGTTTGCTGGACCGGATGCTGGTGTACACGGAGGCTGTTCTGGACCCCAAACGAGACAACCGCACGCGGGAGATCATCATCCCGCAGGAGGGCTACGTCTTGAAACCTGGGCGCGTATACATCGCGTCCACGGAGGAGTGGACCGAGACCCGGAACCTGGTCCCCATGCTGGTTGGGCGCTCGTCCGTGGGGCGGTTGGGGCTGGCTGTACACGTTACAGCGGGTTTTGGGGATATCGGCTTCCGGGGCCGCTGGACGCTGGAGCTGGCAGCCACCGAGCCGGTGCGTATCTACCCCGGCATGGAAATTTGCCAAATCTACTACCACACAATTTGTGGCGTGATTCTAGGGGAATACGCCGGAAAATACATCGGCCAGGAGGCGGCTACTCCGTCCCGGCTGTATCAGGAGATGGGGGATGCAGAATGAAAGACTTGCACACGCTGGACAAATACCGAGACAGGGATTTTGGGTACCGTATCCACGGCGGACCCGGAGACGCCGGTAACGGCGCTTTCAAAGTTTACGTCAGCGGAAAATCGTTTTTCTGCATCGCCAGCAATGGAGGTGGCTGGGAACACGTTAGCGTGTCGCCCTGCAACCGCAAACGGGCAACGCCACCCACCTGGGCGGAGATGTGCGCTATCAAGGATATGTTCTTTGAGGATGAGGAGGCGGTCGTGCAGTACCACCCGCCCAAGAGCGAGTATGTGAACAATCATCCATACTGTCTACACCTATGGCGGCCAATCTCTCAGGAAATGCCCAAGCCGCCGAAGATTTTTGTGTGAGGGGGTAGGAAACGTGAAAAGCTGTATTGAAAGAGCGTTCCAACGGTTGCAAGGATACTGTGCCAAAAAAACCAACTGCGACAATTGCCGCTTCGTTGACAATAAGGGGGACTGTGTTTTGAACGCCACTGTCCCCTGTGACTGGAAGATGCCGAAAGAAAGTGATGAAGGCAATGACTGACTACATCGACCGAGAAGCGTTGCTAAAGGCGATTAGAAAAGTTGGCGGAAGCCCACTCAGCGAGTGGGACACTGTGGGAGTGGTTAGCTTGGTGGTGAACCAGCCTGCCGTTGATGTGAAACCGTTTCTGCAGGCGGAGTGGATACCGTATAAAGGTGGAACGGTGTGCGGTAAGTGTGCAAAAGGGCTGAAAAGGACATACGGACCCAATGATGTATTTATGGATTTGTCAGAAATGCCATACTGCCCTAACTGTGGCGCGAGAATGATGGAATAATAGGGCTGGCGTAGAGATTAAGGGGTTAGGTTACTGAAAATTTTTATATGATATGGCAAGGAAGCATAAAACTGGACTTGGTGCTGCATTTTACGTTCCGAAAAAGAAAAAAAGATTCATGGAAGCAACAAGTGCTACTGCAAGATTTTTGGGAATTGTTTGCGAGGAAAATCCCGAGCTAACAATTCAAGAAATCCGCGATTTGATAACTGATAAAACACAGTACATATACAACCCAGAAGCGGTTGCTGTGCTGGATGCACACATCAAAAAAGGATACGGAAAATGCATCCCAAACTGGACGTACAAAGGAGTAGGAGCGGACCCAAGGAGGGCAAAAAATGAGTGAGTACATAGATCGACAATCACTAATCAATCACCTGAATCAGTCTGCCGCAGAATATTACAGCTGGGCGGTGGAACGTGTGATCGAGCTAGAGCCTGCTGCCGATGTGGCCCCGGTGAGGCGGGGGCATTGGGTGCGGGTTGGCGATGGGACAACATGCAGCGAGTGCCTAGCAGGGATGAAGCGGACCGATGGCATACAAACCGAGTGGGTAGATCTATCCATGATGCTATTTTGTCCAAAATGTGGTTCCAAGATGGACAAGGAGAAGAGCCATGCAAACTAAACCCACCATCGATCTAAAAAATGACAACTTCGGGGCCGTCTTAAACTGCGCGGTTCGATACAGCCTGGGCCGTCACACCTACATGCCGGGGCTTGTTATGGATTTCATCGGCCCGCTGTTGCCCTACGTCAGCGATAGGACACTGTGGTGTATGGAGCGAGATATCAAAGACTTCGTCGAGCCATACGCCAAGTGCCCGCCCAAATCCATCATCGACAAAATGGACATCGAGCAGTGGGAGCGATTCCTGCAAGCGGTCCAGCAAGCTATCGACGAAAGAACAGTCGAGAAGGAAATCAAAAGTGAACGGGTTGATTCATCTGGAACTCCCAACTGCGGCGCAAAGATGGAGGAAACGAAATGACGTTAGAACAAGCTAGAGAGTGGCTCCAACGCCACGCAGACAACAGGGAGGCGTACAAGACGATTCTGGAGGCGCTAGGCGGAGAAAACTGCCAGGACGAAAAAATGGACTTTGAGACAGCAATACGGTTGTTGCGATTTGAACGCAGTGAACGATACCCAGAAATTCCATGTTTTTTGAAAGTGCGTGATGCCATGGAAATGGCGATAAACGCGCTGGAACGGACTAGGTGGATTCCGGTGCAGGAACGTTTACCAGAAAAACGACGCATGGTGCTACTACATTTTGAAAGCGGATATGAACTGGTTGGGTGTTTGGCTAACAACTACCGCGAGCAGAACTGCTGGGTAGCGAGAAAAATCAATTCCCCAGGCCTGGAGATTGTTGTTGATCCCGATTACTGGATGCTCCTGCCGGAACCGCCGGGGGTGGAGCCATGAAAAAGCTACTGGTAGCCTGTGAAGAATCACAGCGTGTCACAGCCGCGTTTAGAGCTAGGGGGTGGGAAGCGTATTCCTGCGATATCCAGGAACCGTCTGGGGGGCATCCTGAATGGCATATCATGGGAGATTGCCTGCCTCTGCTGAATGGGGACTGTACGTTCCGCACGATGGATGGTGCAGAGCGCCGTATTGATGGGCGGTGGGACATGATTTTAGCGTTCCCGCCCTGCACAAAGACAAGCAACGCGGGGGCAAAGCACCTGTGGAAGGGCGGGAAATTGAATATCCCGAGATACTACGATAGGTTGTGCGGCAAGGCGTTATTCATGGCTATCCTGGCCGCTGACTGCCCCAAAATTGCAGTAGAAAACCCAGTACCATCCACTGTGTTTGATTTTCCGAAACCAACCCAAATTATCCAGCCCTACTATTTCGGCGACCCCTGGAAGAAAAAAACATTACTGTGGCTGAAGGGATTAAAGCCGTTAGAACCGACAAACATGGTGGAACCATTGGCAGAGTGCCACAGTGCTGGAACGTGGTTTATGAAAGGCGGGAAGGAACGACAGAAAAACAGGGCAAAATTAGCCCATGGCATAGCTAACGCTATGGCAGAGCAATGGGGGTGAACAATGGATGGACGGCCTCATAAAATTCCCGACCATCTACATGGATGATGAAACAGCTGTGAACATCGTGAAACACAGTCTGACCTACCTGGAGGGCGATGGGTTGACCTTTGAGGATATGACCTACGCGATAGAGCGCGTTGCTATGACTGATTTAACGCGCTGGGACCTATCTAACGAAGAGCTTCAACGCGCACTGCGTTGGTTGTTCGACCACTATGATTTCACCTAACCGCCTCGATTCTGACGCGGTTAAAGGGGTCGATTTCGACCAGTTTAGAAAGGAGACAAATGAATATCCCGGATAAAATGAAATGCTGGGGAGATTTCCCAGCCATGGTAGGCTATGCAGCCTGCTATGAAGCCCTAGCAGAGGAGTGCATGGAGTTGGCTCACTGCGCCCTGAAGCTCGCCAGAGTTTTGCGGGGAGATAACCCGGTTGGAGGGAACGGAGCTGGCTACCTGGATAAGTTGAAGGAGGAATACACGGATGTTGTTTCCTGCGCTATCGCCCTGGGTCTGCAACCCAATGCGGATATTTCCGTTTGGAAGTGGGAACGGCACAAGAAGCGGCTGGAAGAAGCGCTTGAAAGGGAGGAAGATAACTGATGGAATGGATGTTAGCCCACCCCTGGATGGTGTTCTGGCTGGTGGCCCTGGCTATCATCTGCACGGCGGAAACTGTGCAGGTGGTGGCAAAGCTGGACGAACGCAAGGCCATGCACAAGGCGGCGTTGGCTATCGCCGAGATGAAGAAGTTGGAAATGGAGGGGAAATAATGGAATTTAGGACGAAACCATGCCCCATTTGCGGTGGGAAAACCTTGCAGGCTATCGCCGTAACCAAAGGCGAAGAGACACGGTATTTTGTCCGCTGTACGAAATGCGGCCACGAAGGACCTTTTAGCCTGCGCAGCGATCTGGAGGCAAAAGGGGCTTGGAATGGGTGCGTCGACGTGATGGAATACCAGAACGCAAAACCCACCACCCGAAAAACCATCCTGGATGCCGCTGAAAAATGCGTGTGCCAGGATAGGCAGGATACGCACGGCAGGCCAGAAGACAGTTTCGGCGCTATCGCCGATCTTTGGATGGCATATCTAGGAACCGGCCAAGAAATCGACCCTGTGGACGTGGCAAACATGATGGTGTTGTTGAAAATCGCCCGCGCTAAGGAAAACCCAAAACACCAGGACAACTGGGTTGATATGGCTGGGTATGCGGCCTGCGCTGGGGAGATTGCGGCGGATGTGTACGGCAATGATTCCTAATCCCCACCGTTGCCGGAAATGCGGCGGAGAACCCGCTGTACAGTACATGTACAGAATTAAGGATGATGCAGAGCTGTACCGGGTTAGATGTGAAAAATGCCAGAACACAGGAAAAACGGAGCCGACCTACGGCCTAGCTGTTTTGTCCTGGAATGATGAAAACAAAGAGGATGATTCAAAATGAAAATCTTTATCTCTCAGCCCATGCGGGGCAAAACCGACGCCGAAATCCTGGCAGAACGGGAGCGGGCTATTAAGGCTGCTAAAACCAAGTGGGGTGCTGGTGTGGAGGTCCTGGAGAGTTTCTTCCAGGACGCTCCCGTCGGAGCAAAGCCGTTGTGGTTCCTCGGCGAGAGCTTGAAAGTCATGGCGGATGCGGATGCTGTGATTTTGTGCCCTAATTGGCGCCTTACAAGGGGATGTATCGTCGAAGCCGCCGCCGCTAACAGGTATAATATTCCGACATTCGTGATGGTGGATGGGGTTTTGCGCTGATAAAAACGCGGAAAATGTGCAAAAATGCACAAGTCGGAAAGGAGAACCAATGGAAATTGATGATGTAATTCAGCACGTCCGCCTGATGGGGATGCGCGAAAGCATTAGGGCCAGCAAGTACCCTATGGCGGTTGACACCGAAGATTGCGGTGGGGATGCCACGGAACGCACCTATGCCCTTGCCAAATGCGGCACAGGGACAGGGCATGACCAATTTTTGACTGGTATCGTCGTTCAGTTTGACCTTACCTTCACGATTAAGGCATGGGTTGAAGCGGAACGGTACCATTTCCTGGACTTTGTTTCCAGCCAGTCCACGATGCACTGCATCACGAAAATGGATATCGAAAGGCAGTGCATCAAATACGTGAACAAGCAGACTATCAATCTGTGCAAAAAACTGGTGGATACCTACAACGCTGACCCCACGCCGGAAAACTACCTAACACTGTTGTACAATATCCCGGTTGGCTTCCGGCTGACAGCGCGGATGACCACAAACTACCGGCAGTTGAAGACAATATATCAGCAACGCAGGAATCACCGTCTCCCAGAATGGAAAATTTTCTGCCGCTGGATTGAAGGGCTGTGGAACTCTGAATTTATCACCGGGGGCGTTGAATAATGGCCCTAACAACGCAGGAAATCAGACAACGGGATTTGCGGTATAAGAAGCAAAGTTATGAATGGGCAAAAGCTAGGGGGCTGTGCGTTCGGTGTATGAAGGAACGTGCCGCCCCCGGGCGGTATAAATGCCTGGAATGCTTATCTATCAGCGTAGAGGCAAATAACGCCTGTAACGCCAAACTATCCCAAGATGAAAAGAAAAAGCGTGAAGAGCGCAACAGGGAGAGTATGAAAACCTTGTACGCGCAGCGAAAAGCAGCGGGACTATGTACAGCATGCGGCAAACCGGCCTACAAAGGGCAGGCGTTTTGCAATGAATGTAGGTTACGGCGCAACAGAAAACACAGAGAACAGTATATACGGAAACCAACAGGGGAGTGCCGTTACTGCGAACGCCCAGCGCTACCAGGACGGCAGATGTGCAAAGAACATTATGAACGTGATTTGGAGATACTAGAGTACGCTAGATCACAACGTAAAACGGACCCGGTCCGGGATGCTATCAATGATTTCTGGAAGCTGAAAAAAGCGGGAGGATAATATGGATGATTTCGACAAGAAGGTTCTTCTTTCGCTGGAAAAGAACCGGATGATGATTAGCAAGGTGGCGCGGGAACTGTTTTGTCATCGGCACACTATCACCTATCGCCTGGATAAGTTGAAGAAGGAAACGGGCGTTGATCCGTTGGAAGTACGGGGTCTTGTGGCCCTGCTTGATAGAATTGGAGGGCAGGCTTGAGAGAGGTGTGGCTGCCGATTCCCGGCACTGACGGGTGGTATGATGTTTCTAATTTCGGCGAAATCCGAAGCTGGATAAAACAACGTTGGGACCATTCCAGAGAAAGGGCTGAAAATCCACGAATCATGCGCCAACAGTCCCACAACGGCAACGTCACTATTCAAATTGCCGGTAAAAAAATTCGAGTAAAAGATGTTGTGTGTGATGTTTTCCTTGGCGGGAAACGGGAGGGCATGATCCTGCGGCACAAGGACGGAAATTATCAAAATTGCGCGGTAAATAATTTGGAGTTTGTAACAAGGGCGGACTTCAACAAGGAGCGCAGAAGCCCAAATTGCCGAATTGTGGCCAAGACGGACAAATGGGGTAAGGTGCTGAAATTCTATCCCAGTGCAAGGGCTGCTGCGCGGGAAAATTACCTATCCACAAGCGGCTTGCACAGACGAATTAGAAATAAGTCGTTCATCGACGGCGTAATCTTCAAATATGCTGATTAACAGATGGACATATTGTCCAAAGAATTAGCAAAAACACAGATTTTCGTGGAACGATACGGTAGAATATGGTATAACAATAGCAAGGAAGTCTTTGTCCTTTCGGGCTTCCGCATGCTTCTTCCGCCGGGTGGCGGCGGCAATAGCCACCCCTCCTATTTGGTATAGGGGCGGGGGTTCTTCCCCTGCCCCGCCCTCCATATCCTGGGCGCTGGTGTGTATGATTTGGTTCAATTCCGAATCCCAGGACCATCCCGAAAGGGAAAAATAAAATACGAAAGGTGGTGAAAGCTTTGCTCCTACCATCATTTTGTGTTTTGTTTTTCAGCACCTAACCAAGCGCGGCGAGCGTCCTATTATCTGGCACGGTAGGGATGCCACGACCCGCGCAGGTTGGGATATATGAAAGAACGCCGCCGGATAACGCAAGGGTGTGTCACCAGCGTCTTAGATGCGGCAGTTGCGCCGGGAGTTCTTTCTATATGCTGGCTATCGGTGCAGGAGCCAATAGCTGGCTTTCCGCTCTGTCGGTTCTCTTTTTTGTTTCCATAGGGAATGCTCCTTCGGTAAGCTGCGGCCTGTAAAAGCAGCTCCATCACTCACCTGGTGGCCCCGGTTGGATTCCGGTTAGGCATACGGCGGGATACTCAAGTTTGGTTAAGAGGCCGCATTGCTAATGCGGTATGGGCTACAGCCTGCGTAGGTTCAAATCCTACTCCTGCCGCCGGATGGGTTGTGGTGTGATCCCCTGAAACACCTGGCACCTCGGAAAGACGGGGCAATATGGCGGGCTGGCAATAGCCTATATCCGGGTAGTTACCGGGGCCTGCTACCAGAATAGCGGTTAGCATTTGCGGATGCTGGGGCGATGGAAACCCGCCCTGACAGCTCGGAAGAGACGAGCGTAGGAGGATAAAATATGGAAATCAGAAGCGTGAAAATTAAAGAGATTAAACCGTATGATCGAAATGCTAAGAAGCATGATGATACCCAAATCAACAATGTGGCTGAAAGCATCCGGCAGTTCGGTTTTGTTCAGCCTATCGTGATTGATTCAGATGGCGTTATCGTCATTGGACATTGCCGTTTTGAGGCGGCTAAGCGGCTGAAATACGCCGAAGTACCCTGCATCATGGTGGACGATCTAACGCCTGAACAGGTGGATACACTGCGTATCGTGGACAACAAAACCAATGAATCGCCGTGGGATATTGATCTGCTGGCCGATGTTCTGCCGGAGTTGGATTTGGATGATTTCGATTTCAACTGGGATATTGAAAGCGCAGATGATTACGAAACTGATTTCACATTGCCGGACGGAGATAAAGACGAATTTTGTCAAATGACATTCACACTGCACGAACGGCAAAAAGAATTGATCGAATACGCGCTCGGCGTGGTTGCGGGTGACATTTCTGAAACGTTTGGCAACGAAAACAAGAATGGGAACGCGTTGTATGAGGTGATTAGACAATGGGCGGAGCAAAGGAGCTGATCGTTAAGGTTATCCCGGCAAAGGTTGCCGTCCCATTTGTGAAAAAACACCACTACAGCGGCGGCGTTGTTCACAACAGCAATTTGCATTTCGGCGTTTTTTACAACAACGTTCTGCATGGCGTCATGTCATTCGGCCCGTCACTGGATAAGAAAAAACTCCAGGGACTAGTCGAGGGTACAGGCTGGAATGAATTTATCGAGCTGAATAGAATGGCGTTTGACGATGTTCTCCCACGAAACAGTGAAAGCCGCGCTATTGCTGTTGCAATTCGCCTGATTAAGAAGAATGCGCCGCAAATCAAATGGATTGTTTCGTTTGCGGATGCTTGCAGATGCGGGGATGGGACGATCTATAGAGCAAGTGGATTTGTTCTCACGGGTTATTCGAGTGGTTCTATGTGGGTTCTGCCTGATTCGCTGGTAAAGCTGAATGGTGGGCCGATTGCACACAGAATAAAGACACAGGATAAAACTACTCCTATATCAAAGCATATTTTGCGAGAAACACAGGGAAAGAATCTGACAATAGAAGCATGTGTCAAAAGGTTTGGCGGCTCTATCCTAGAGGGAAAAATGTTCCGTTACATCTACTTCGTGGAACCGAAATGCAAGGAACGCCTGACAGTTCCGATCATCCCATTCTCGAAAATTGATGAATTAGGTGCAGGAATGTACAAGGGTGAACATGTAACCCAAAGCGAACGACACAGGGACAATTAAAAAATGCGGCGGTAGTTCAACGATAGAATATTCCGTATCCTACGGAAAGACGGCGGTTCAACTCCGACCCCGCTGCTCCACAAGAAAGGAGGGGTACATAATGGGAAGGCCAAGAAAAGAAATCGACAAAACGCAGTTTGAAAAACTTTGCTCCCTGCAATGTACCCTGTTGGAAATCTGCGCCTGGTTCAGTATCACCGACAAAACGTTAGATAGTTGGTGTAAAAGAACGTATGGTAAAAGTTTTTCCGAAGTATTCACTGAAAAGCGGGGAATAGGTAAGATTTCTTTGCGGAGGAACCAGTGGAAACTAGCTGAGAAAAACGCTGCAATGGCTATTTTCCTGGGCAAACAGTACCTTGGGCAGACAGATCAAGGTGAGGTAATCAAAGTAAATGACGATATAGAGGAAGACGCGTTGAGTAAGAGCTTGCGCGAGCTAGCCGAAAGGTTGGATGATGATGTTTAGTCAGAAACAGCTTGAGGTCTTAGCCTTCCCCTACACGAAATACAAAGCGCTTGTTTGTGATGGAGCTATCCGGTCGGGCAAAACATCTGTGATGATGTGGGCATTTATTGATTGGGCAATGAAAAACTTCAACGGCAAGCGTTTTGGTATATGCGGTAAAACGGTTGATTCAGCAATCAAAAACGTGGTTGAACCGTTTTTGCAAATGACCCTTACCAAGGAACGTTATAGCATCCGGTTTAGGAGACAGGATAAAGTTGTCGAGATCAAAAGAGGGGACAGAGAGAACGTCTTTGAGATATTCGGCGGCAAAGATAGCGGTTCTTACATGCTGATTCAGGGCCGAACTCTCGCAGGTGTGTTCCTGGACGAGGTAGCGTTGCAACCGCAATCATTCGTTGAGCAGGCACTAGCACGCTGCTCTGTGTCTGGTTCCCGGTATTGGTTCAACTGCAACCCAGGCCCGCCGTCCCATTGGTTTTACCAGGAATGGATACTGGAAGCCAAACGCCGGAACGCGCTGCACCTGCATTTTGTGATTGATGATAATCCGGCGCTAGATGATGAAATCAAACGCGGGTATCACGCAATGTACTCCGGTGTGTTCTACCGGCGCTATATCCTCGGTGAATGGTGTATTGCAGATGGCCTGGTTTACCCGATGTTCGACAAAGCGAAGTACATAGCCACGGAACAACATTCCGGCGGTGTGTACTATATCAGCATCGACTACGGCACGTTGAACCCTACGGCTATGGGGCTGTGGCAGCTACGAAACGGTAAAGCTGTGATGCTGAAAGAATACTACTACGATGGGCGAAAACAGAAGCGCCAGAAAACGGATGAGGAATACGCCGACGATCTGGAAGCATTTGCGGAAGGGTACCAGATAGAGCGGGTGATCGTCGACCCGTCGGCAGCATCGTTCAAGGAAACGCTGCGGCGGCGTGGCAAATTTGCTGTGATGGATGCCAATAATGCAGTGTTAGATGGCATCCGCCTTACTGGTAGCCTGCTGTTAGCTGGTAGAATCCTGTTCGATGCCAGCTGTGAAAATACGTTTGATGAATTCGGTTCCTACTGCTGGGATGAAAAAAAAGAAACCGATGCGGTAGTTAAAGAATCGGACCACGCAATGGATATGATACGATATTTCGTATACACGATAATGCGGCGGGAGGTGCGCTAAATGGAAAGTTTTTTTGCTAGGACATTCCGAAATCTGAAAAACTGGCTGTTTCCCACTGCTGCCGCTAAAAAAGATTTCGGCGTAGATACGGCGGTTGGTACCACGATGCAGCAGAATATCAACCTGTGGTATTCTATGTACATCAACGAACCGCCGTGGGCCAAGTGCGACATTATCCCGCTCGGCCTGCCTGCCGCTATCGCCCGTGAAATGGCACGGCCTGCGCTGGTTGAGTTCAGCGGAACAGTTACCGGCGGGGCGCGGGCTGATTTCCTGGATACGTGTTTCCAGGATGCCGCCCGGAGCTTTGAGAAAAACTTGGAGATGGGGCTTGCCCTTGGTGGGCTTGCTCTTCGGCCTTATGTGTACAACGGCACGTTGAAAGTCGATGCTTCTAGTATCATGGCATTTCAGCCTACCAACTTCGACGAAGCTGGTAAATGCACCGGTGGCGTATTCCGTGAACGGGTGCAGCTGGCTGGTAAATGGTACGTCCGTCTGGAAAGTCATGAGTTTGTGAGAGACGGAGATCGCACGGCCTACGTTGTGCGGAACAAGGCCCACAAGTCCAACCAGTACGGAACAGTGGGCGAGGAAGTGCCGCTCGATACGGTCCCTGCCTGGGCAACCTTGGACGATGAAACCACGCTCGACGGCGTAGAACGTCCGCTGTTTGCTTTCTTTACCCCGCCTGTTGCGAACAACATCGACACCGATAGCCGACTGGGTGTATCTGTGTACGGCGGTTCTATCGTCGGCCTAGTAAAGGATGCAGATGAACAGTGGGATAGACTGTGGTGGGAATTCAAATCGGGCGAACGCAAGATTTTTGCAGAATACACCAGCGGGAACGCCCGTGATTTCGGACGAAATCGGCTCTATGAGTTTGGGCCGTTTATGTCCCAGGATGGAGACTTTTTCAAAGAGTTTTCCCCGGCGTTCCGGGATGATGCCATTTACAGAGGCTTTCAAAACATCCTGAAACAAATCGAATTCCAGACAGGACTAGCCTATGGAACGATTTCTGACCCGTCCAGCGTGGAAAAAACATCGACGGAAATCCTGGCCAGTAAGCAGCGGCAGTACATTACCGAGAGCCACATTCAGCAGGCGTTTGGGGATGCCCTGGACGATCTGGTATATGCGATGGATGTATACGCTACACTGTACGCCCTGGCCCCTCAGGGGGACTATGAGCTGCATCTCAGCTTCGGCGATGGTGTGCTTGATGACCCAGAGAGCAACCGCGCAGAAATGGCGGCTGACCTGCAACTGGTATCTGCTGGTATCCTGAACGCTTATGAGTTCCGGCAGAAACATTTCGGAGAGGATGAAGAGACTGCCAAAGCAATGCTACCAGGGATGGAGGAAATGATCGATGAGCCGCAAGGGGAACTTGAATAATGAAGTACCCATTCAGTCCTGCTGTTCTGGATGCCCTGCCTGAGCCTATCGCCGAGCTATTCCGGGGCCTGGAAGATAGGCTTCTACAAGAAATCTGTTGGAGGCTGGTGGTGTCCGGGGACTTGAACCAGGTGACTGTTGAGGATATCCGGGAACTGCGTGCCCACGGGATAACACTGGATGAAATCACAACAGCCATTGCGGAGACTACGCAAACCAGCCTGGACAAGGTAGATGCTATCATGGATGGCGTAGTAGAGCGCAATCGCAAATACTACGGTACATTAGCAACGGCAGCAGATATTACAGCCCCGCGCCACATTGTTGATGATGTGGACGTTGAGGCTATCAGGCGGCAGACCAAGGACGAACTGCGAAACCTAACTCAATCAATGGGGTTTGCAGTCCGACGCAACGGCAAAGTCGTTAAGTGGTTGGAACCAAAGAAAGCCTATCAATGGGCGCTGGATATGGCAGAAACAGAAGTAATGTCCGGGACTATCAGCTACAATGAAGCAATAGCCCACGCCACAAAGCAGCTTGCCGCCGGTGGTTTAACATCTATCCGCTACGAATCCAACGGGCGGGTACACTACGATCAGGCAGACGTAGCTGCTCGACGTGCTGTGATGACTGGGGTGAATCAAACCTGCCAGCGCTACGCAGAACAAAGCATGGAGCGGCTGGACACTAACCTAGTGGAAGTGTCCGCCCACGGCGGCGCAAGAAACACTGGTGACGGGCCAGAGAACCATGCCGCATGGCAAGGCAAGGTGTACGCCTGGAACAAGCCGGGACAACCCAAGGATACGCGGTACCCGGACTTTGAAGAGGTTACAGGCTACGGCACAGGACCAGGCCTGGGTGGTTGGAACTGCCGACACCATTACTACCCCTATATTGAAGGGGTATCATCCAGAACCTACACCGATAAACAACTGCGCGAGATAGATCAACCCCCGTTTGAGTATCAGGGGCGAACCTACGACCAATACCAAGCTTCCCAAAAGCAACGGGAGATAGAACGATCTATTAGGAAGCAGAAACGCATACAGAAAGCGGCGGAAGCTCTAGGAACAGAGGAAGCCGCCAAGGACGCAACAGCGGCAAGGGCAAAGATACGCCTACTGAACCGTGAATACAGGCTATTCAGTGAAGCGGCCAACCTGCCGTTACAGCGTGAAAGGACGAAGGTGGTATATTGAAGATTACCGTGTGTGAGAAAACGTATGATGCTATTCGCGCTGCAACCGTGGAATTTGATGGGAAAAGCGCAAACGAAATGGTTGCCGTGAATGAATTTTTCAATATCTACTTTAACGGCCCAGAGCCAGAGGACGAAGAGGAAGAGGACGATGATTAAAACCATCAACGGACAAACCTGGTTCTGTTGCCCCGAATGTGGGAAGAAGATTCACCCGGTAAAGCCGGGAGCCTGTGGCGTCCTAGTGAAATGCACCGGCAAAAACAACGGTAAACGTTGCGATTGGTACGGTGAAATCAAATGGGCCGGATAACCAAACGAAACCAAAATTAAGCAAGCGTAAGTAAATAAAAAGCAAACGTAAGCAAAAAGAAGCAAAGTAAAGCAAATAAAACCCAAATAACCTGAGCCTTTGAGCCAAGAATCAACTAAAACGTTGGTTTTTGGCTTATTTTTTTATCTTTGACCGCTCCGATGTCGTAAAACTACGGGACAGCGGCGGATGCAACCCGCGTAAAAAAGCGTAGCTGGCAAGGAGTGAAAAATGAAACGCGAATATCTGAAAGAACTTGGCTTAGAGGATGAGATCATCGACAAGATCCTTGCTGAGAACGGCAAGGACATTGAACGGGAGAAGGGCAAGGCCGAAGCCGCCAAGGCGGACGCAGAAAACCTGAAAACCCAGCTTGCAGACCGGGACAAGGACCTCGAAGAGCTGAAAAAGAACGCTGGTTCTGCCGATGAGATCAAAGCTCAGATGGATGAGCTGAAAGCCAAGTACGACAAAGACACAGAAGCCTACAAGGCACAGATTGCGGAACGAGACTATTCCGCCGCTGCTTCTGCTGCTATCACCGGCGCAAACGTCAAATTTTCGTCTAAGGGCGCTGAGAGGGCGTTTCGAGACGAACTCAAAGCCAAGGGTCTGACCCTGAAAGACGGCGCACTGGAAGGTTTCGATGACTTCCTGAAAGCCCAGCGCGAAGCTGACCCCGGCGCTTTTGCATCTGATAAGCCTACCCCTTCCTTTGGCCGACCTGTCGGCGCGGGTGGTAAGGAGAAAGGCACCGAAAATATCGGTATCGCTCTTGCAAAAAGCATCGGTGCGGCTACCGCGCAGAACAACAAAACGTACAGCGACGTACTGTCGCAATATAAGGGAGAGTGAAAAATATGGCACTGGGTACCATGAAATACTCTGAGGTTTCCGCACCTTCGGATGTGGAAATCCTGTACAACTCCGAGTATGTTGGCAAGGCCCTTACTCTGGATTCTACCGCTTTTACCAGCGGCGTTTGCAAGGCTGGCACTCCTATGGCGGCTGATGGCAAAAAAGCTGCGACTTCCGGCGAATCCGGCAGTCAGACCTCTACCGCCGTCGGCGTCCTGCTGCGGGACGTTTACGAGGATCGCCCCCAGGGCACTATCGTTATCGGCGGCTACATCAACACCACCAAGGCGCAGACACATTCCGGTGTTACCGTGGATGCTGCCGCCAAGGCCGCTATGAAGAACGTCGTATTCATGTAAGGAAGGAGGATAAAAGATGAACATTTCTGATGTTTTCAGCGCTGCCGCTATTGCCGTGCAGCAGACCGAAGCTGCGTCTAACCGCATGGCTTACCTGGGTGAGGGCTTCTTCCCTGCCAAGAAGAAGATGGGCCTGGATTTGAAGTGGATCAAGTCCCACAAGGGCCTGCCCGTTTCTCTGGCCCCCTCCAATTTCGACGCCAAGTCTACCCTGCGTAGCCGCGAGGGTATCAAGGTCGATGAGACCCAAATGGCCTTTTTCCGTGAGTCCATGCTGGTGAAGGAAGAGGATGAGCAGGAGATCATGCGTATCATCGATGGCAATGATCCCTACCTGGCCTCTGTCCTGTCCTCCATCTACGACGATGCTTCCACCCTGGTTGAGGGTGCCCGTGTCGTGGCTGAGCGTATGCGTATGCAGCTGCTGGCCCCTGTTACCGATGGTTCCCCCAGAATCGTCCTGGAAGCCGGTGGTGTGCAGTATTCCTACAACTACGACATCGACGGCAGCTACAAAACCAACAACTACAACGCTATTACCACCGCAACCAAGAAGTGGAGCGCCACCGACACCGCCGACCCCATGAGCGACATTCAGGACGCCTTGGATTCTGTCGAATCCAACACCGGCACTCGCCCCACTATCATGCTGTGCAGCAAGAAAACCATGGGCTATCTCAAGGCAAACGCCAAGATCAAGTCTGCTGTGCTGGCTCAGAACGTCACCGCCAATGTGTTCATGACTGATGCCCGTGTAAACGAGCTGTTCCAGAACGAACTTGGCGTGACCATCATCGTGTACAGCAAGCAGTACAAGGACGAGGCGGGTACCTCTCACAAGTTCTACCCCGACGACATGGTGACGCTGTTGCCTGAGGGCGCTCTTGGTTCCACCTGGTACGGCACCACCCCTGAGGAACGCACTCTGATGGGCAAGGCAGATGCTGATGTGTCCCTGGTTGATACCGGCATTGCCGTTGCTGTGACCACCACCTCTGACCCCGTGAACACCAAGACCACAGTTTCCGAAATCGTCCTGCCCTCCTTTGAGCGCATGGACGAGACTTACGTTATCAAGGTAGCCTGAGAAAGGAGTTAATCAATGGCTTACGCAACCTATGAGTTTTACAAGAACGAATACGGCGGCAACGCCATTGAAGAAGCTGATTTCAACGGCCTTGCTACCCGCGCCACTGCCTACATCAACGCCGCCACTAGCGGGAAAGCTATGTCGGCAACTGGTGATGATTTAACGGCGGTGCAAATGGCTACCTGTGAGCTGGCTGAAATCTTCCAGGACGAAAACAGGCTGAACGCCCTGACCTTTTCCTCCACCGGTTCCATCTCTAGCGAATCGGTGGGGGGATGGTCCCGGAGCTACGGTACCAAAACTCTAAGCGCGGCAGATCTGCAACTTCTAACAGCACGCAAAAAAAGCGCGTTGTTAATCTACCTGCAAGGCACCGGTTTTTTGCAGGCTACCGGCTACCCGATGGCAAAGTGGGGTGACTGCTGGTGACGATGTTTCCACATACCATCACCCTGTATATCATCACTGAGGATCAGGTAACATTCGAGCAAGTGACTAATATCACGGTGCTAGAGGGAGTTTTGCTGGATGCTGCCAAGGCCGCCAACGTCCGTTCTTCCGGCATGGAAAATGCCGATGCGGTGACGGTATACATCCCGTTCGGAGTGAAAGCCTACGACGGCCAAACGGCTGAAATCAAGCGGTATGTATCCCCGAAGGAATACCACGCCGCCGCCGATAAAAGCGGCCTGTGGACGCTTGATTCTGCGCCGCCTACCGATGTTTCTACATTCATCATCAAGGGTGAAGTAATCGAGCCTGAGAAGGATTTTCAGTGGCTTAACCGCACACACGATGATGTATACAGAATCAATTCGGTGGATGCGAAGGATTTCGGTTCGGAAGAGATGAAACATTTTGAAGTAGGTGGGCGTTGATGATTAGCGTTAAAGTCGATGTAAAAATTGACGCCGCCAAGTTCGCCCAGCGTGCAGACAGGGCCAAGGAGGTCTTGGCAAACGAAGCCATGAAAGACACCGACCAGTTTGTTCCAGCTCTTACAGGTTCCCTTGCGGGACGAGCTAGGGTGCAGGGGGATACCATCGTATACCCCGGACCGTATGCCCGTTTTCTGTGGGAAGGCAAGGTATTGGTTGACCCCGATACCGGAAGCCCATGGGCTAGGCCGGGAGCTACTAAGGTGGCAAATGGCAAGAGTTTGGTATTCACCAAAGCGATGCACGGACAGGCACAAAGCCATTGGTTCGATGCATCCAAGGCTATGAATCTGCCGAACTGGGTAAAGAAGTACAAGGAGGCGATATTGAATGGATGATAAACCATTACGCATGGTATCCAGGGCGGAAACTGATCAGATTTCCAGGAAACTGCTGATTTGGTTGAATCAGCACGAAGATAAGCCTGCCAATATCGCCTTCGAGTATCTTCCTTCCGATCAGCCTGGTATGGCACTTTCTACCATCCAAGGGGCCTACAAAACCAAGGAATACGTTCGCGGGGCGTATCAGGGGCAGTATCAATTCAAAATCATATATCGCCTGCAACCATCCAGCAACAACGACCGGTTGAAAGCCGACGAAATCCTGGATGCTATTGGCGATTGGGCCGTATCCCGCCGCCCATTGCCTTATCTGGGGGATGGGAAACAGGCAACTAAAATTACCTGCAACACCAGGGCGGCAATGTTCGCCCGGTACGACGATAACACCGAAGATCATCAAATTCTGATGACTATGGACTATTTTTCCAACTGAAAGGGGAAATGAAAAAATGAAACTTTCTACCCTTATGACGGGCAAGGAGCCGTCTCCTTCCTATTCCGGCGTTGCCACTGCCGACGATTTTGTCCTGGCTGTTGACATTGCCTCTTCTCCCACTGGCAAAATCGGTGACTATGTGGTTGTCCAGGGCGGCATCACTAACGTTGATTCCCAGCTGAACCCGGAGAGCGAGGACAAGACCTATATCCGCAACGGCAAGGTGACCACCAAGACCGCCACCCAGCGTACCTTCAATGTCACCGGTGATCGCATGTTTGGTGATGATTTCCAGGACTACGCCCTGTCTCATGCTATCAAGTTCGGCACCGGTCAGGCTGTTATCGTGCCCTACGTCTATTTCTCTCTGCTGACTGGCAAGGGCGAAAAGGGCACTGCTGCCGTTATCGTGAACTCGGACGGTTCCGGCGAGGCAGGCGCTTCCGCTGAGATCGATGTGGATATCATGGCAACTGCCGCCCCCACCGAGTACACCTATTCCGCCGACGTGTAACCAAATAAAAGGAGGATTAAGCATGGACACCTACAACATCAACGGCGTTGCCGTAGAGTACGACACCTTCGACACGGTAAACATGGAGTTGTTTATCAATGAGCTGGAACGTGTGCAGAAGGAAACCAAAGCACTGCCCGAGAACGCCACCGCCTACATGAAGGGCATGTGTGAACTGGTTCGGGACTTCTTTGATACCATTATCGGAGAGGGTACCTCTGACAAGTGCTTCGGCCCCAGAAGCAACCTGAAAGCTATCGTGTTCGCATACGGTGATTTTGTCCGCCGTGTGGCGGAAGAGATGGCATCCATCACGGATATCATGGGCAGTAATGCTATCAAGTACGGAAGTGAACCTGCCCCCACCAACCGGGAGCAGAGACGTGCAGAGGAACGGGCACGACGCCGCGCAGAAGCCGCCGAACGGGTGAAGCTGCGCAAGTCCGATGCGAACTAACCCGTTTCGGGCGCTGCCGGATCATGTTGAAGTCAACGGGAAGCGGGTTCCGATAGACCCAAGCTTCCGCATTGGAGTGGCGATAGAGCTAGAGGTGTTGAAGGAAGAAAAACCGGACGTTGCCGGGCTTTTATCCCTTTTTTACCAAGGCTCTGTCCCTGCCGATGTTAAGGCCGCTGTTGATGCCATGCTTGGCTTTTTCCGTGGATACAATCAAGCCGACGGAGAACCAAAACAAGGGGATAAGAAGAAGGGAGGGAGAGTATACGACTTTGAGCAAGACGCCGAAGCTATCTCTTCCTCTTTTCTTACTTACTACAATATCGACCTTACGAAAACAGACTTACATTGGTGGGAGTTCCGCCGCCTGCTGTTCAACCTGCCGCATGAAAGCAATTTTATGCAACGGATTATGTACCGAACGGCGGACTTAAACAAGTTAGACCGAACGCGCCGCAAGCATTTCAAGAAAATGCGCGAAATCTACGCTATCAAGGATACCATAGACCGCAAAAAGCACATGACGGTGGAAGAACGCGACGCTGAATTGTTGGCGCAAATCAACAGGAGATACCAGGAGGCAGAGGAATACGTCAAACAGAAGGGGAAAGGTGATTAAGGTGGTGACGTAAATGGCTGATGGTTCCGTTACCATCGAAATTAACGGTGATGCCAGCGAAGTAATAAACTCGTTCAAACAAGTTTCATCTGCTGCCGAAGCATTAGCGAACAACCTAAAGGGTATCACTGGTTCATTTGAGACTGTTTCCAGCGCTTCGCGGGGCATGTCAGAGGGTATTTCTGGTTCCCTTGGGGACATTGATACCTATCTTAATGAAATCGACGCCTCATTGAATGGGCTGAACAACGATCCGTTTTCCACGGCGGCGGATGGTGCCCAAAACCTGGGCAATTCGCTGAACGATATGGATTCCTACCTAGATGATCTTGAATCATCGTTCGATGAACTGCGAAACGATCCATTTAGCACAAACTCGGACGGCGCGGACCATCTACGCGAGGACCTGGACAGGTTGAGTGATTCCGCTGATGATGCCGAGGAGGACCTGGACAGATTAGGTGATGCTGCCGATGATGCCGGGGACCAGATGGATGAAGCTGGTGGTAGTGCCAGCAAATTCGGCGAAATCTTCAAGGGCACCTTCATGGGTAACCTTGCCGCCAAAGGCGTTGAGTTAGCTGTCGAAGCTGTAAAAAAGCTCGGCGAGGCTATGATTGACGTCGGCAAGCAGGCCGTCGAAGCTTACGCTTCCTATGAACAGAATGTAGGCGGCATTGATACCTTATTTAAAGAAGCCAGCGGCACGATGCAACAGTACGCCGCTAACGCCTACAAAACAGCCGGGCTTTCTGCCAACCAGTACATGGAGACGGCTACATCGTTCGCCGCGTCTCTGGTTTCTGGCCTGGGCGGTGATGTAAATAAAGCAGCAGAGATAGCAAACCGAGCTATCACCGACATGTCGGACAACGCCAACAAAATGGGCACCGACATGCAGAGCATACAGGACGCTTACCAAGGTTTTGCTAAGCAAAACTACACAATGCTAAAGTGTTTGGCGGCCTAGCTGGAAACGGCTGGGAGCTTATCGCGGAATTAAGCGGGAAGGCTGAAACGCTACCCCGAACCGAAGGACACGGGAACCGTGGACAGGGGCAACGCATAGGTGGTGAAAAGATATAATCCACCCACGAGGCCGCGACACCCAAACAGAAAAGCTGTGGGTGAAAAGATATGCTGAACTTGCACGAACAAAAGTGCAAGAAATTTCGGATAAAAAGCCGAAATGGTAACAAAATGAGACAATCTCAAACTTGGTTATGGCGGCACGCAATCAGAAATGATTCGCCTAATCAATGATTCTGGCGTCCTTGGTAAGAAAATCAGCAGCCTAGATAATGTGTCGTTTGCGACAATGATCGAGGCTATCCACGAGGTACAAAACAATCTCGGTATCACTGGCACCACGGCGAAGGAAGCGGCTACCACCATCGAGGGTAGCGTAAGCTCCATGAAGGGTGCCTGGGAAAACTGGCTCGTCGGGCTGGCAAGCCCGGACGCAGACCTTGGTGCTCTTACAGAGAACCTAGTCCAAAGCGTTGTTACGGTCATTCAAAATGTCGGGCCAACTATTGGCAGAATTCTCAGCAATTTAGGAAACCTCATCCTGGATGGGCTAAGTAACCTATTCCCCGACGTTGCAGGCTGGATTTCTGGCCCCATTGAAGGTGTGAAATCGGCATTTTCCACATTGGGAGAAGCCATAGGGAAGGTTTTTACACCAGAACGAACGGCGGTAATCAGTGAGTTTTTCCAGAAATTTACCGAAATTGCGGCAACGGTAGCTATCACAGCTCTCAGTGCTGCCCTTGAATTTTTGGCAAACGTAATTACCGCTGTTGTAACGGTAATTGGTGCGCTGATTACATTTTTCAGCACCACCTTACCCAACGCAATCCAAACGGTAATCACCTGGTTCCAAAACCTGCCTGAAAATATCACCAACGCACTGACAGCGGCAGGTGAGGCTATTCGCAATTGGGGCACCTCAGCGAAGGATGCGCTGGTAAACGCTGTAACCAATGCTATCAATGCAGTTGTTACGTGGTTCTCTGGGCTGGCAAGCAAAATTACCAGCGCTTTAACGGCGGCTGGTGCTGCTATCCGTAACTGGGGCAACAACGTTAAGCAAACGATGGTTAACGCCGTAACCAATGCGGTTAATGCGGTGGTTACCTGGTTCCAGAATCTCGCTGGTAAAATCACCGGCGCACTGACTACGGCTGGTGCCGCTGTTCGCAGCTGGGGATCGCAGATGATAGCCAACATGCGGCAGGCGGCGAGTAACGCCGTCAACGCGGTTATCACGTTTTTCTCATCTCTGCCTGGTAAAATCAAAAGCGCTTTAGCAGGCGCTCTATCTGCTCTGATTAGTTGGGGTTCCCAGATGGCAGCGCAGGCCAGGGCCAAAATGGTGCAGGTTGGCAACAACATCAAATCAACGCTTTCTTCGTTGCCTGGACAATTGAAATCCATCGGTGCCAACATCATCCAGGGACTAATCAATGGTATTTCCAGCAAGATCAGTGCAGCTATTGGCAAAATCAAAAGCTTTGCTGGGCAAATCAAGGGCGCTTTCACCAGCCTTTTAGGGATTCATTCGCCGTCCAAAGTGTTCTATGAATACGGTGTGAACATCATTCAAGGCCTTGCGAATGGCTTGAAAGAAAACATCAAGCTAGCCCGTGATGCAGCGAGAAACGTTGCTAACATCGTTTCCAAAGAAGTTGAAAAGCTGAACGATGAGATTGAAAAAATCGAAACGGCGGCTAATGAACGTGCAGCAGCTAAAGAATTAGCTGAGTACAAGAAAAACCTAAAGGAAAAGAACGACGAACTAGCCAAGGCAGAAATCAAGGACAGGGAAAAGATTCAGGCTGATATCGACAAGCTGAATGAAGATTGGAACGAAAAACAGCTCCAAAAGCAGGAAGCGGCCCAGAAGGAAGCCTTGAAATCCCAAGCGGATGCCCTAAACGAAATCAAGAACAACTACGAAAAAGCACTGAACGCTGTTGAAAGCAGCCGGGATAGTTTGCAGGGCAAGTTAAGCGACGTTGATCTATTCACCGAGGAAGATGATTTCTTCCAGCTGACAAACCTGCAAAATAGTATCGACGCTATCAACAAGTATGGCGATACCATCCAGGCCCTAAAAGACCGTGGCATTGCGGATAGCTTGCTTGATGAAGTCTTGGGGCTGGATCAAGAAAAGGCCATGAAATACGCCAACGCCCTGTTGGGCATGGCGGATGACCAGTATGAGAACTATATGGCCTTGTGGCAGGAGAAGGAAGCAGCATCTAAAAAAGTTGCTGAATCCATCTATCAGACGGAGATCGACGCTATCCATGACGAATACCTGGATAAGTTACCGGATGAGTTTAAGCCTGCTGGACAGGAAGCGATGGACGCTTTCGGCGATGGTTTGGCTATCAGCGGGGAGCGAGCTATTGCAATAGCAAAATCCGTATCTGATAGCATCCTGGCAGAACTGGATAGAATCAACGCTGCCGACGTGGTTTCCAGGACGGTAAACGCCGATGTTTCCGACTTCTCTGGGCGGCTGACTGGTACGGTAAACGACAAAGCGGCACAGGCCGCGTCGTTGAAAACCGAGGATATGACCGGACTGGCAAATGCCATTGTCCTAGCATCCAGCGCCCAGGGACGAAGCAAGGAAATCGTGCTGAACCTGAACGGCAAAGAGGTCGCCCGTGGCTTGATTGATGATATCCGAGCTGTGGAAGACCAAAGCCCGCGCATAGTAAGCGATTAAGGGGGTAGGAAAATGAATGAAGATACTGGCAACATGTTCCTCTCTATTGATGGAATCGAAGTCGAAGATTTGGAAGAGGGGGACTACACCGCCTATGAGGAAGAGTTGGGCGTCTCAGAGCGTATGATTTCCGGGCGGCGTATCGAAGAGGTTCGCGCCACCATCTGGCACGTGGAACTGGAATGGTCCGCAATCGACTATGCCACCATGCAGCGGATTGCAGAGGCCATGAAAGCTAGGCGTCGGCATCAATTGTTTTTCCTGCCCTCTACCGGCGGTAAGGAGCTGGTGCAGGGGTGGTTCCACCTGGTAGAACAGCCCCAACCCACACTCACCCGCTGGGGAGACGCTGGCCCCACATGGGGCGGGTACAAACTGGTATTCGAGGAGATAGACGGCCATGATTAAACACAGCACAGGATATGATGCCGCTATCGTAGCCGATTCGCGGAAACAGTTAGTCCGGGCAGTGTTTGATTTGGTGGATCCAGATGCAACCATCAACAGCATCACTCCCAATGAGGAAGGGCCTATCTCCAACTCAGCCCAGGTGACGAATCGTGGCAACGATGAAAGTCCGGATACCATAGCAACGCTGGAACTGAATCGCTGGGTACTGGATGGTAGTTTTACCATCCGGCCCAGCGACCCGGCGGACAGAAGGGGACAGGTTGGCTGGGAAGGGGAGACCCTATCCGGTCAGGATGGAAGCTTTTCTGAACCCTATCCCTACATCGAAATCGCAGTGTCCAACATCGAAATCTTGCAGGCCGTAACAACGCAGTTTTCCAGCAAATCAGCGGACGGATACCCAACCGAGTTTGAAATCCACGTTTGGAGTGGCGATAACCTTCTGTATACCAGGGCTGTGACGAACAACCGAGATACCAGTGTGGTAATTGATGGATTCACGGTGAACTATCCCACACGGGCACGGCTGACTATCAAGAAGTGGTCTCTGCCTAACCGCGTTGTTCGGGTTCTGCGCCTGCTGTTCGGCCTCTATGAAACGTGGGACACGAAAGTTTTGCAGTCCGTGGATATTCTAACGGAAGTGACGTTTTCCGGGCTGAAAATCCCGTATTCGACCTGTGACATTCGGGTGGAAAACAAAGATCATCGTTTTGACCCCTACGCCCCGAACACGATCTTTACATCTATCGAGGATCGGCAAAGAATCGTCGTGGAGCTGGGTTTGTACCTAGAAGATGGGACAGTTGAGTGGTTGCCAGGCGGCACCTACTACCAGCAAAGCGCAGGTTGGAAGCTGCAAGACCTCACCGTTGAATGGTCCCTTGTGGACGTTATCGGGGCGCTGACTAAGCGTAATTTCATCGTCCCTGAAACCCTACCAACGAAAGTATCCGGCTGGGTAGAGGCTATTATGGCAAGCCTTGGCGCAAACTTCCGCACAAACTACATCGTAGAAGATGCTGTAAAGGACATTTCCATTACAGCCACGAAGGACGATATCAAGGATAAAAAATGCGGCGAGATGCTACGTTTCCTCTGCATGGCAATCAACGCATGGCCCCGGCAGGATTTCGCGACCGGCTACCTGCGTGTCGGCAAGTTGGCTCAAGATGAAGGTAATCGGATCACCATAGACAACATGTACGAATACCCGGAAATGTCGGCAAACGATGACATAGCGGATATCACGTTTAAGTTGGACAACAACAACGAAGTCACGTTTTCCGGGAATAACACCGAATCCGAGGTATCCCTGAGTGTGGATAACCCATTTATCCATACCGAAGCGGATGCCAGAAAGGCCGTTATTTCCTGCCTGTTCGAGTATGGCGGACGTTCGTTCAGCGTGAAAAGTCGGGGCAATCCATCCAGCGAATGCGGCGATATCCAGGCTGTTGATACGCAATTCAAAAGCACAATTTCCGCCCGACTGTACAAACAGCAGCTTACCCTAGAAGATGGTGTTATGCGTTCCAGCCCGTCCGAGCTGGTGCAGTCTCCCAACGATTCCATGTATCAGAACAAAATCATTCTCACTGGTTCCGGTACCTGGACAGCACCTCAAGCTGGTGCTATCAAAATCACGCTGATCGGCGGCGGCAACGGCGGCATGGGCGGCGGCGGCGGCAATATGCTGTGGGGTGATTCGTTCGACCCGAAGGACAACGATGGCGGCATTGGTGGCAATGGTGGCAAGGTATTCATCATCGAAACAACAGCCACCAAAAACCAGGCATACACCTACGCTTGTGGTGCAGCTGGTACCGGCGGCGCTGGTGGCGCAAAGGGACAGGACGGTACCAAGGGAACGGATGGCGGCGCTACCACATTCGGCGTGTTCACGTCCGCCAACGGTAAAATCTACACCTCTGGTTTGATGGACATTCAAAGCGGCGCTGTGTACGCCCGGAAAGGCGCTGACTATGCCGGTACAATCACCGGCCTGGAAGGTTCCGGCGGCGCAGGCGGCAAACAAGGCCGCAATGGTAAATATGCCCAGCGCAAAGACAAGGAAACCGGCATGTATCATACCTATGTAGCCGCAAGAGCCACGGAGGGCACAGCCGGGGAGAACGGAAAGCCTGGGTGTGTAATAGTAGAGTGGTAGGTGATTCAATGGGTGTAAAGTATTCCTCAATTACAGAAAACGGTAGTGTTATCGACGCCCTAATCACGGACCGTACAGCGTCGGATGTTGCCGAAGCCGTTAGTTTGGCCCAGAAAATCAGCACCGGAAACGCAACGGGAGCGGAAATTACCGAGTTTCTGACCGTGATGAAGGGGAGTTATAACTATACCGATATGAATCGTGTCGGCCAGGCGGTGGCTTACCTTCGGGACAGATTGCGTGACGATGCTGGTACCTCTGTTGAGGTAGCCCCTAAAACGGACTGGGCCAACGGTGATATCCCAACCCCGGAGCAGGCGGCGCAGTATATCAGCGACGTAAAAAACATCCGTGCGGCGTTCATCCTGCCGGAGAATACACCACCGGCTCCCGAATCCCTGTCCAACCTAACTTATTCCCAGGCGAACAATATCGAAACGATATTCCAAAACCTGGACAAAACAATCGAATCGCTGAAAATCACGCTGATAACCAGCGGCGAAGTTTTCAGCGGGGAGGTGTAACATGATTGATTCTGTATTAAAGGGGACTGGTAACAGCCGATTCCTGAAAAGCGCGGTACCCGCTGGGACTAGCTGGGCGGACGCCCTGGCAATGCTCCAGGCAGGTACATTCCCCATTGATTTCAACGGCATCAACACCGAAGGATTCCAACAGGTGGGAACGCCTCTGAACAAGGCTAATCTGTTGAAGGATGCAACCGCCGCTCAGATCGGCCTTCCCCCCTCCACCACCCCCGACGGCATGTTTCGGGCGCTGGGGAATACGGGGGAGTTGCATGTTTGGAGGAAAACCGTTACGACAGTGCAGGAGATTCCGGCGGGGTATACGTTGGGGGATGTTAAAACAAAAAAAGCTATCTCTGCGACAGGCTCTGGGCAAGCCTATATTGGTTTTTACATGGGATACAGCGACAGTCTAGCTGTCGATGATAATGGCGGAATCTCACTCAATCCAGACAATGATTACGGCGAAGTAACCGCTAACTCGAACTTCACCTATATTTCGTCGGTAATTGCCGGAAAGTTTATCCTGATTCGGTCCTATCAGCGTCCTGATGACAACGCTTACAGTAGTTTGGCTGGCAAAATCTTCTATGTTCCAGCAGATGCCAGCATTTCCATGACCCAAGAGTCTAACTACCTATACATTAGGCTCTCAAAATGCCAGGACGTCACCGGCTACCCCCTAACCCCCGCCGGAACAACCACCACCTACCCTGTATCCACCAACCCTAATGCGTATCAGGAGGGGAGCGATGCGAAACCGGCGGGGTATACGTTGGGGAATGCAGTGACGGGCAGTTTTTGCGTCGGTTACACTACTCAGTCTAATGGCTCTATTTATTGGAGCGCTGGAGATATTAGCGTAGCAGAAGATGGAACGCTATCACTGCTAAATGCGGCATCAGAGAACGTTTTCGGCTCATCTAGTAATTTGAGCTGGTGCAATGCGAACATGAAGGGAAAATTTGCCTGGATAACGTCGAAAGTATATGTCTCAAGATGTGATTTCGATGTTGGTAAGATGGTGTTCATCCCCTCTGACGCAGTATTTAGCCGCAATGCTGGCATCTACGTCGATAAGTATCAAGAAGTCACCGGCTACGCCGCTATCCCAGCAGGCACCACCATCGAATACCTCGGAAAGCTGGGGGATAAAGCGAGGGTGCAAGTGCTCTCCTACGTCGGTACTGGTACCTACGGGAGCAGCAACCCGAACTCGCTGACGTTTGATTTTGTGCCGAAGTTGGTGATTGTTGCCCTATCAAAAGATAAAAGCAACAATCCTAATGTTAGGCCCGAACCATATGACGGTTGGAGTAACATGTTTTTATGGATACATGGAATGGCTATGACAGGTATGAGTCAATCGACAATTTACTTCACCAATGATGGTAAAAAGTTATCGTGGTACGCAAGTAACTATGCCGGCAGTCAATGTAATGAATCTGGATCGGTATATACCGCTGTCGCCATCGGTTAAGGAGGTATCCCCATGTACTACATCAACACCCAAGGCCCCAACCACGGCAACCCAACTTCCACCCCCTTCCTTAACTCCGTCTCCCTCCCCGACACCCTGCTGATGGACTACATCAACACCAAGGGCTTCTGTACTCTCACCGTGCAGGACGGCGCTGTGACGGCGCTGGCGGTAGATCAGGAGGCGTTGGACGCCTACAACGCAGAGCACCCGGATGTGGAGCCGGAGAAGCCGGTGACTGTGGAGGAGCTGTTAGCGGCTCTGCTCGGAGAGGAGGCGAACAAAAATGGATAAACTGCAAGCGGTTCGGGAGCTGAGACGGGCTATTCAGCTTTTCCTGTCCACGCTAGACCCTGAGAAACACGCTGAGACCCTGCTAGAGGTACCAACCGTGTTCCCAGCTTACGAGGTAGGCGTGGCCTACAAAATCAAGGATGTGTTTTCCTACGGCACCAACGCCGTAGGAGACCCCCAACTTTACCAGGTTTTGCAAGCTCACACGTCCGCTGAACAGTGGCCCCCTGATACGGCAACCAGCCTGTATAAAAAGATCGGGGTAACGTCCGGCGGCTATCCTGAGTGGGTCCAGCCGTTGGGTGCTTCCGATGCCTACAACAAGGGCGATATTGTCAGCTATAAGGGGCAGTTATACCGTTCGACCATCGACAGCAACGTTTGGGCACCGGATGCCTACCCGGCGGGGTGGGAAGCCTACCAGGAATAAACAAAGGCCCCCGCGTCTTGCGGGGGCCAAACTTAAAGAAATGAGGTGCCATTATATGGAACCTGAGCAGATCATCACGGCGCTCCTGGCTGTGCTGGGTTCGTCCGTCGCGATTGAAATCATCCCCATTAAAATCAATCCTTGGACGTGGCTTGCCAGGAGAATCGGGAAAGCTATCCTGGGAGACGTTACAGAGCAGTTGTCCGGGATTTCCGAACAACTAAAAAGCCACATCGAAGAGGATGCCAGGGACAAAGCTAAGCGCTTGCGGGGGCGGATTTTGCGGTTTGCCGATGAATTACTCCAAGGGGAGCGGCATAGCCAAGAGCATTTTAATGAGATTTTGGAAGACATCACCGAGTATAACCGCTACTGTTCCACTCACCCCGATTTCCCAAATGATAAAGCGGCGATTTCTATCGGGCATATCGAGAATGTGTACAGAGCGCGGCTTGAGAATAACGATTTTTTGTAGGGAGGGACGCACATGAAACAACTGTTGAAACTGCTGGATGTGAAGAGCCTGGTGACGCTGGCCATGACCGGGGCGATGATCGCCTTACTGTTTGCGCCGGTGAACGTGAACCAGGACGCTGTGACGCTGTTCTGCACGGCCTACGGGGCTATCATCACGTATTTCTTCACGCGGAAATCGGAGGGAGGGACGAAAAATGAGTGAATCCAGCTTAGCTACCTACGTCCACTACTCCCCCAACTGCACCAAGCCCCGGCAGGGGACTATTAAGGGCGTGGCAATCCACTGCACCGCTGGGGGGCGGAATCTGCCCGCCCGCAGCTTTGCAGATATGAACCGCTTTGCCGTGAAGCAAAAAAACGGGGCTAGCTGCCACTATGTCGTAGGTGGGGACGGCTCCATTGCCCAGGTCTGCCGGGAGGAAAACCGGGCCTGGTGTACCAGCAACCCAATCGACCACCAGATCATCACCATCGAGGTTGCCAGCGACGCCGACGGAGTGTGCAAATGCAATGCGGCGGCACTCAACAGCCTGGTCGAGCTGCTGGTGGATATCTGCCGGCGGAATAACATTCCACGCCTGCTGTGGCGGGGGGATAAGAGCTTGATGGGCAAGTGGGATGAGCAGAACATGGTGGCCCACCGCTGGACGGCAAACAAGGCCTGTCCGGGGGATTACCTGTATAATAAGCACACGGCGATTGCCCAGGCCGTAAACAACCGGCTGGGGGCAGAAATGGAGGATGACATGGACATCAACAAGCTGTTGGCAGAAATGACGGGGGCGCAGGCCTACGCGCTGTACACCAAGGCTATGACGTTTGCTGCCGCCGTGGCGGAACCTGAGTGGAGCCGGAAGCAGGGCCATTGGGAGAAAGCCACGCTGAAAGGCATCGTGGACGGGCAGGAGCCGGAGCGGCCCGTCAAGCGGGATGAGCTGGCCGCTGTGCTGGGCCGTCTGGGGGTGCTGGACTGAGGGGGTGGTACCATGCCCAGGTATCGGTACAGCCCCGCCCAGTTGGAGAAAATGCACGGGAATCCATGGCTCACGGACCGGGAGAGGGCGGCGTTTGAGCTGCACTACCGGAGAGGGTGGGCGATTGAGGATGTGGCGGCGGAACTCGATGTGAGTCGAGGGACCGTCAACAACGATTTGGCGTCGATTCGGCGGAAAACATTATAGAAAAAACTCCCAGATGGTTAGTACCACCTGGGAGTTTTGCATCTCACATTATTCAAAAATAACACGACGCTCAAACAATGGTTTTTGGATGCTCTTTTAGTATATCTGATTTTTTGGGTGCTGTCAATAGACTGGTTTATCTGTTCCGTGTCCGAGCGATACACGCCGGCTTAGAATGTCGACGGTCACCTCATACCATTTGTCTCCGAGTTTTCTGCGCTTCATAAATGCATAACGCGGTGTCTGCTCTATTTTTCGTTGCACAGAATCGTATGCGAAAAACGGCGCATACTTTCCTTCTGAATTGACAATTTCTTTCAACGCCTCAAAAAAATCGGCGTTCGTATCAGCCGCTTGATCGCCGTATTCTTCAGATACGTCCTTCAGGAGGGCTATGATATCCGGGTGGTCTTCCGGTAGGGAACCATCCCAATACTGAGAGTAACTAAATTTTGCATGTGGTACTTTCATTTTTTGTTTACCTCCATTTTTGTTCCGTGAGTTCCTCTCTTAACTGTTCTTATTATACACCAACTAGGTATAAAACACAATTGACATACTGCACAAATATGCACCTTCTAGGTATGCAAAATGACAAACGGGAAATAGCTGGAAAGTGCCGGGGAAACCCAGTGCTTTTTATTTCTCGAAATCTGCTTGAACCGCACGATCTAGCAACAGGAGGATGTATTCCGGGCAAGGCGCTATTCCAAGCTCCCAGTTTTGCCAGGTGCGGTATGGGATTTTGTACCGCGCCGTAAACTCTTTTTTGTTCAGGCCTGTGGCGGCGCGAATCGCGGCAGGCGATAGAGCATCCTGACCGTCTTTCTGGTGTTCCTCCACGGCATGGACGATCCGCTGAATCAAATCGTCCCAGGTTTCGCAATTTCCAAACCAGTCCTCGATCTCGCTGGTGATCTCCAAGCTGTTGCCCTTGTAGTCGTTGGCTTGGCGGCTTTCCTGCTCGAAATACATGCGGATATCGGTTACCACGCCGTCCTCTACATCCGCATAGGCATGATCTAGCATCCGATCCACGCCGTCCTCCAGGATATGGCCTGGAATTTTTCCCTGCACGACGATGTGACCGCTTCGCAGAGCGGGTCCGTAGGTGTTCATGCAGCTACGGACACTTTTTTCTAGTTTTTTCATGGTGGTTCCTCCTTACTTTATGTCATCCAGAAAATTGGAGATAAAATTCATGCCGGGGTCTTCCAGGTATTTGGTAAAAATGGCGCTCCATCCACCAACACCAGCGTCGCAAACCGGCGCACCATAGTCTGTGCATTTCGCTCCCCTAATCCACCACTGGGCACTTGTGATGTTCTCAATGGACCAGCAGAGTGCGCCGCGCATAGCATTGATTTTTTTGGTGTAGCTGGCAACGCGCTTCTCGTTGCCTGCGTTTTTGACGAGCTTCTCCTGGAATTTCCGGATCTTTTTCTCGACGAAAATTTTCTGATCCTCAATGATCTTCTGGGCGGCGGCAATCTGTTCAGGAGTGCCGGTCAGGTTGGCAGCGGCTTCGACTTCTTCCACAGCGTTTTCAGTTTCAGCGGGCTCCTGGGTAGCTTCCTCGGCAGCAGCCTCTTCCTCTGCCTCGGCGATAGCGGCCTTGACGTTGGCAACGATCTCGTCGTTGGCTCTGTCGGTCAGGTACAGCTCACCGTCGTTCACGTTGAGGTAGATGCTGGTGTTGCGCTTGATCTCTGCGCCGTAGCTGTTGCTGATCTTCTCCCCATTCAGGGTGGCGCCGGAAATGTTACCGCTATTGTAGTGGTGCAGCTCCAAGCCGAAATTCTCGACATTTGCGTACAGGCGGTCATGCTCGCCCTTGGTCCAGCGCTTGAAACCCTTGGCTTCCAGCTTCTTAATCATGGTCTCGGTCATCTTCATGGTGTTTTTCTCCTTGTTCTGTATTCCTCTTTTAACTGTCCTTATTATACACCAGCTAGGTACAAAATACAACTGACATGCTGCACAAATATACACCTGCTAGGTGTACAACATGACGAAACAAAAGCCCCCGCCGGTTTTCTGCGTCGTACCGGTGGGGGCTGCCTTTTCTCTGGGGGAGAATAAGGTAGCTATAAAATACCACATTCCCAGTGTCGAAACCCGTCCCATTTTGGGGGCGGGCTTTTTTGTTGGGCAGAAATTGAGCATAAATTGGGCGAGAATTGGGCATGATTTGGACAAGTGGGGGAGTGGCAGATGGTAAAATTTATTCAGAACGAGGGGTGATAACAATGGCTGCTTACACTGTGCCGAACTACGGAGGAAACTTTCAGATGCCCAACCAAATGCAGAACGTGCAGGGCTATCAACAGAATCAGGTATACCAGCAGGGGCAGAACTACCAGCCCTCTATAATCCAGCAGAGCAACAACGGCTATATCTGCCGCCCAGTAACGGGCCGGGAGGAAGCGGTTGCCATGCAGGTTGATTTTCTGGGGCCTGGTACGTTGATGCCTGATTTTCCCCATGGAATCATATATTTCAAAAGATTCAACCCGAACACCGGGGCGGCGGATTTTGCCGAATTCCGTTTAGCGCCACCACAGCCGGAACCAAAACCGGCGCAGGGCGTAACGTTGGATGATTTCAACGCCCTAGCAGATAGGGTTAGAAAATTAGAGAAAATGGAAGGTGGGATAAAAAATGGTGCAGATGAACCCCATGATGTTTCTGATGCAGGCCGCTAGAAGCGGGAATCCTATGGGGATGCTGCAACAGCTAGCAGGCCAGAATCCACAGATTTCTCAGGCCATGCGGATGATGCAGGGTAAATCCACCCAGCAGTTGCAGCAGATGGCTCAGAACATGGCAAACGAACGGGGCGTAAGCCTGAACGATGTGGCCCGGCAGTTAGGAATCACGATTCCCAGCAACCGGTAACATAAATTAACCCTTTCAGTTGGCGAATCTTGACAAAAATCGTCAAATCTAACTGAAAGGTGGTTTGTCGAATGGCAGACGAAATGATGACTGGTTATCTGGCCGGACAGGCTGATAACAACAACTGCAACGGCGGCGGTATGTGGGGCGGTGATGGTTCCTGGATTTTCGCATTCCTGATTATCGCCCTGATCTTCGGCGGCAACGGCTTCGGCTGGGGCAACAACGGCGCGAATGGCGGCGCAATGCAGGGAGCTATCACCCGTGCAGACCTGTGCGAATCCTTTAACTTCAACGGCCTTGATAACGCCGTTCGTGGTGTGCAGAGCGGCCTCTGCGATGGATTCTATGCCATGAATACCGAGATGCTGAACGGTTTCAATGGCATGCAGCAGGTGGTTTCCAACGGCTTCCACGGTGTTGATAATGCTATCTGCGCCATGGGTTACCAGAATGCCCAGCTTATCAACGGCGTAACTCAGAACATGAACACCGGTTTTACCGGCGTGACGGCTGGCCTCACGGCTCTGGGCAATCAGATGCAGTCCTGCTGCTGTGATACTCAGCGGCAGGTGGAGCGCGGCTTCTGTGATACCAACTACAACGCCGCAACCAATGCCCGTGATATCATCCAGTCCACGCACAACGACACCGACCGGATCATTGCGCGAATCGACCAGATGGAAACCGCACGGCAGGCCGAGAAGATCGCGGCGCTCCAGGCCGAAAACCAGGGCCTGAAATTTGCCGCGTCCCAGGCCGCACAGAACACCTACCTGGTGGCGTCCCAGGCGGACCAGACGGCGAAAATCATCAACGCTATCAATCCGGCACCGATTCCGGCTTACCAGGTTCCCAATCCCTACACTGGTGTAGGGGTCTCCTGCGGCTGCAATAGCGGCTGCGGTTGCTGATCCAACACATTCCGGCTATGCCGTGATACTAAAGGCGGCAGGCTAAAACCTGCCGCCTATTTTTGAGAGGTGACACATGGAAAAAGAAATTTTCGACAGAGCGGTTGACATGCTACGGGATGGAAAACAGCGGGAAGCTGTTATCCTGCTGCGAGACAACGGATTTCCCTGTACCTCTGAGGACGGCGGCTTATCCGTTTCGCTTATGCTGTTGATGATAGCATTTTCTGATTGTTTCGACAAGGAAGGGGACTAAAAATGTTTGATTTCAACGATTTCCAAGATTTCCAGAACATGATTTGGCGTAGCAGGATGGCCAACGCAGCAAGTAATCCGGGCGAGGGCTTCGGGTTGGGGCGTCCTTCTGCACCGGATTACCAGCAGGATAACAGCAGTGAATTTTTCATGTTCGCGGCAATAATGATAATTTTCGGCGGCGCATGGATGCGCGAAATTTCCGAAAAATTAGATGAACTGAAAGGGGACAAAAAATAATGGCCTGCAAAACGATTTGCCGCCTGTGCGACAAGTTGGTGATTTCCCAGGCGGTGAACTATTCCGCTGCGTCTGGGCTTATCATCAATATTCCGGCAGGTAGCTACACCAATGGGCAAAAAGCCTGCTTGGTGATTGCCCAGAACATCCCGGCGGCGGCTACTATCAATGCGCCGGTATTTATCACTATCGGCACCGGTACCCAGTTGTACCCGTTGAATCGTGCAGATTGCACCCAGGCAACGGCCTGCAACCTGCGAACTAGAACGCGGTACAGCACCAGAATTTCGACAACGGCCACGGGTGGCGCTTTCAAACTGCTAGGCCGTCCATGCTGTGCGCCCAACAACACCTTGGCTTCCATTGATGGAACGGCCCCAGCAACTAACGAAGGAGGCGGCGCAGGATGAGTAAATTCAGCAGAATGATGCTCCTAAACTCTGGTAGCAAAAAGGTTTCCGATGATCGCGAGGAAAACGAACGCCGCGACCGGCAGGAACGTCACCATGACTACAACGTAGATGATCGTTTCCGTGATACCAATGGACGTGAACGCTACGACAATGGCCGCTACGCGCCCCAGGACACTATGCCCTATTACTATCCCCCTTATGGAGGCTACGACGATAGGGGAGGGCGTGAGCTTGGCTATACGTGGGCTAGAAACGGTGGATACGCGGAACCCACCAAAACAACCCGCCCCATTGGGTTTGAGCGCGGTGATGCTCCCTACATGGGCGGCGCAGATGCTACCGTTCCCCGGTACAACGAAATGGAGCGGATGCCCGGAAACCGTTCCATGACCGGCGGCGCAGAATCCAACGTTTCGCCGCGTTTCGACATGCAGATGGCCCAAGAGTGGACGCGCCGGATGCAGAATGAGGATGGCACCACTGGCCCACATTGGACGATAGACCAAACCAACAAAGTAATGGAGCAACGCGGGGTAAATGAGGACCCTGTTAAGTTCTGGGCGGCGATGAATATGATCTATTCCGATTTCGTCAATGTAGCCAAAAAGCTTGGCATTTCTAACGTAGATTTCTACACTGAAATGACCCGTGCTTTCCTGGATGATAAGGACGTTTCGGGGGATAAACTGGCAAAATATTATGAATATGTTGTGAAATAACGAATAAACAACCGAAACCCCCAGATTTTCCCAAAATCAAAGAAACGGCCAAGGATTTTGACTAAAATTTGACTAAAACCTGGGTGTATTTCGTGGCATCTCAGGGGCCTTCAAAGTACCACCAAAAACAGCAAAAAACCGTTGAGAATCAAAGGAAATCCTTGAAACTCAACGGTTTTCTGTTTGGCGGAGAAGGAGGGATTTGAACCCTCGCGACGCTCGACACGCCCTACTCCCTTAGCAGGGGAGCCCCTTCGGCCTC